CCGGTATGACGGTTCTGGATGGCTTGGGCTTGATATATGATAATTATCGAGTGCACCGAGCGCAGGTATTCCTAGTCGGTACTGCTCCGACTACGTCACCTTCAATCGCGAATTGTTGTATCGACTATGAACCCGGATTGGCCCCGAAAACGCAGGACAATGTTTTGCGCACAGTCCCTAACGTGACACTCCCCTTGTACCGCAATGCATCGCTGGTCGCCAATAAGACGAGTATGATGCGCCGTAATTGGTTCATTACAACCTCCGGTGCAGCCGCAGAGCAGAACACAGTGTTTCTGTTGAGTTCGTGGCTCACCGGTACAGCAGCGGAATCTATACTGGTGTATTGCGAGTACGACGTGGAGTTCCGTAACCCTCAGAAAGGTTCATAGGGAGACGCGGGTCCCCTCCGGGAGGTGTATGTGGGTCAACGAGCGGTGTACAGCGTTTGTTTCGAACGCCAAAGACCGTCTGGAACTAATCCGAAAACTAATTATTATCGTAAAGCCATTAGTGGCCTTCCAAACGGAGTGCTATCGAGCACTACTAAGTTGACCCCATCTGTTCCAACCGCTGGCAACGTGACGATGAACGTCATTAACGCTGGCGCTGGGGCAGAGAATTACGCGGGCGACACAGCCTACTTCAGACCGTCTAATGTCACCCACCAGCTGAATGTGCAGTGGAGTGCGCGACGGGCTCAGTTGGTACGTGCCTGCGTTACTTACACCACCTCCTTGATGGGATCCGTGCAACCAAACGCCATATTTTGGCAGGCGGGCTTTCAACCCAGAGCGGGGTCATTAACAGTATCCGCTTTTCAACTGGTGAAGGGCGAAATAGCCACCTGGGCCTGCCAGTATGCAGCGCAGGCGATCGATACCAAGTTGCCGGAGTACGGCCCCAAGCTTGATGCAGCATATGTGCGATTCACGTTTCTAATTCGGGGACTTTTGGATCGCGCTGCTACTGCTTGGTCGCTGCGCTTCGTGCACAATGGATCTGAGATATCAATGGTGGAGCAGTTGCCATTCAACCTCACGCCCGTTGAAGGCGTGTATGATTACAGCTACGATTTTAGCGTTGATGTTAATGCA